CGTTTGTTGAACATGATGGAATCGTTGCTTCTTGGTGTGGCCGATTTGATGATATCAATAAGACTCATGAGCGCCTCGAGATGCTTATCGAGTGGTATAATGCCTGGACTATTGTCGAGAACAACGTCAGTCATTTCATCCGACACATGATTTCAAGACGTCTTCAGCGATACCTTGTACCAAAAAGCCAGATCGCCTTTTTGAAAGACCTTGGTGCCAATACCAACGTGTTTCAAGATTACGGCTGGAAGAACACCGGGACTCTCTTCAAGAATCATATGCTCAGCTATTTGATTGAGTACTTAAAGGAAGAGATCGATGTGGAAACCAAGGAAGATGGGACTATCGTCAAAAGAAAGTATGGTATCGAAAGAATACCGGATATCATGGCCATGGTTGAGATGGAGCATTACGATGACGACGTCAACGTTGACCGTTTGGTATCTTTGGCAGCCCTAATCGCTTTTGCTAAAGTGCAACAAGCAAACCGGGGTTACCGTAAACGCGTGGATAACGTGAGCAAGAAACCCTTGGAAAAGTCCCAGAATTTGTTTAAATTACCTAGTAGCCCTTTCCGGCATATCGGAGGGAGCTCGGCGAGTTCAGGAAAGAGACCACCTAGGAACCCGTTTAAAAACATCAGATAAGAGCCATGAAAGTATTAAATGCGATGCAGTTAAAGGCTGGAGCCAAGGCGGAATACAACCGCATGGGCTCTATTACTCAGCCTATTCAGTTTCTTCCGAGAAAAGAGAAGGATGATGAGTGGACCGCCTGGAACATGGACTGGCTGGAATGGCAAGGTCTTAAGCAAATCCGTCGAAACGCTCGCCGGTTAATGAAGAACTACAAGCTGGCCAAAGGTATCATCGATAAGACAGACTACATTGTTGAGCAGGATAACGAGATGCGAGAGATCGTAGATACTCTTATCGAAGAAGATTTCAGTGCCTTAGAGCTTAAGTTCTACCCAATCATCCCCAATGTCATCAATGTCCTTACTGCGGAGTTTGCCAAGCGTAATTCACGAGTAACCTTCAGAGGTGTTGATGAATACACCTACAACGAAAAGATGGAACTGAAAAGACAGGCCATCGAAAACGTTCTTTTACAAGATGCTCAAAACAAGCTTATTACTAAGATGATTGAGCAAGGAGCTGATCCTAATGATCCGGAGATTCAGCAGCATATGCAACAGCAAATGGCTCCTGAAAATCTGAAGTCGCTCCCAGAGATCCAGAGCTTTTTTGATAAAAGCTATCGTAGTCTTTGCGAGCAATGGGCTGCCCATCAACACAAGATTGATGAAGAGCGCTTTAAAATGGACGAGCTTGAAGAACGCGGTTTTCGCGATAGCTTAATCACCGATCGTGAGTTCTGGCATTTCAGAATGGGCGAAGATGATTATGAGGTCGAGTTATGGAATCCGGTTCTAACCTTTTATCACAAGTCTCCTGACATCCGCTATATCTCCCAAGGAAACTGGGTAGGTAAGATTGAGATGATGACTGTGGCTGATGTAATCGACAAGTATGGTTACTTGATGACACAAGAACAGCTTGAGTCTCTTGAAGCTATTTATCCGGTAAGATCTGCAGGATATCCTCTACAAGGATACCAGAATGACGGATCCTACTACGATGCTACCAAGACACATGAATGGAATACCAACATGCCTGGTCTTGCTTATCGTCAGTTTGTTTCCATGTATGACAACTTCGTGTATAACGGAGGGGATATCATCAACTGGATTCTCGGAGAGTCGGAAGACTATTTCGACATGGGTATGGCTTTCATGTTACGCGTTACTACCGCTTATTGGAAGTCTCAGCGTAAGGTTGGTCACCTAACTAAGATTACAGAAAACGGAGAAACTATCACAGATATTGTTGATGAGAGTTATCGTATTACGGATAAGCCTTTGTACAACAATACTCTGATCAAGAATAAGAATAAGGATACCCTTGTTTTCGGTGAGCATATCGATTGGATATGGATCAATCAAACATGGGGTGGAGTAAAAATTGGACCTAACCATCCAAGCTTCTGGGGTATGAATAACCCCGGAGGAGTTAATCCGATGTACCTCGGTATTAACCAGAACAAGATTGGTCCTCTCAAGTTCCAGTTTAAAGGAGACAACACCCTTTACGGATGTAAACTGCCTGTTGAGGGATCTGTTTTTTCCGATCGTAATACTCGTTCTACGGCTCTTGTAGACCTGATGAAGCCTTATCAGATTGGGTACAACATAGTAAACAACCAGATTGCGGATATCCTGGTGGATGAGTTGGGGACCGTAATTCTGTTGGATCAGAACGCGCTACCCCGCCATTCACTGGGTGAAGATTGGGGTAAGAACAACCTGGCCAAGGCGTACGTAGCAATGAAGAATTTCCAGATGTTGCCTCTGGATACCTCGATCACTAATACAGAAAACGCTCTTAACTTCCAGCATTTCCAAACCCTTAACCTGGAACAGACACAGCGTATGATGTCAAGGATCCAGTTGGCAAATTACTTCAAGCAACAGGCCTTTGAAACCATTGGTATAACACCACAGCGTTTGGGTCAACAGATCGGTCAAACTGAAACGGCTAAAGGTATAGAACAAGCCATTGCCGGTTCTTATGCTCAGACCGAAATGTACTTCATTCAGCACAGTGATTATTTGATGCCTCGTGTTCATCAAATGAGAACTGACCTTGCTCAGTATTATCACTCGAAGAAACCTTCACTTCGTCTGCAGTACATGACCACTAAAGATGAGCAGGTAAACTTTGCCATCAATGGTACAGATCTTCTACTGCGAGATGTAAACGTTTATTGTACAACCAAAGCTAATCATCGTGCTGTAATCGAGCAGATGAAGCAACTCGCTATTGGTAATAACACCTCAGGTGCTACCATTTATGACCTAGGAAATATTATCCAGTCTGATTCATTATCTGAGCTTACTACTGTTCTTAAAGAGACAGAGCGCAAAGCTACTGCTCAACGTCAAGAACAAATGCAGCATGAAGAGAAGATGAAGCAAATGGAAGCTGAGCAGCGTAGTAAAGAGAAGCAGATGGAGCTTGATCATGATGCTCTGGAAGCTGAAAAAGACCGTCGTAAGGATATCCTTGTGGCCGAGATTCGAGCTGCTGGTTATGGTGCTATGCAAGACATCAATCAAAACATGCAGAGCGATTTCCGCGATACCATGGATGATATCCGGAAGCGAGATGAGTTCCAGCAAGTGATGAACTTTGATCAAAGCAAGGAAACGATGAAACAGCAGCAACATCGTGAAAAGATGGATCTTGAAAGAGAAAAGCTTCAGGCACAGAAAGATATGAAGCAGATGGATGTAGATATTGCTCGCACCAATAAGAACAAATATGACGCAGGCAAGAAAGCAAGTGACAAGAAAAAGAGTTGATAGTCATATAGTGCGCCAAATCTTGCGTCTAAAGCTTTAAGGTGTAAACGTATAGAGTTTAAAAACGTATTTTTGCGTATATTATAATGTCAGTCAGACAATAACCAACCAACAGATTATGCCAGATAATAACGAGAACGGTACAACAACCGTAACAACCGTGGATGTCGACATTAACGACATCTTAGGTACACCAGGAGCCGAGCAAGTAATGTTGCCTGGCAACGATGGAAAGAAGCCGGTTGAAAAACCAAGCATCTTTACAGCGAAACCTGTAGACATGTCGTTCCTTGACAATGATGATGACGATGATCAAGGCGGGACCGGAGGTAATGATGACCCAGATCCTGATAAAGGAGATCCTGAAAAGGACAAGGGTAATCCCAATCCGAATCCCGACATTGACCTGAGCGATCTTGATAATCCGGAAGGAGATAAAGGAGGTCGTCCTAAGATGGATAAGAATGCTATGATCGAGCTTACAAAACAGCTCATCGAAAGCAAACAGCTTATCCCTTTTGATGATGACAAGCCGATCGAGAAGTACACTGTGCAAGACTTTAAAGAGCTCTTCGAAGCCAACATGACTGAAAAAGAACGTAAGCTCCGCGAAGAAGTGCCATTGGAATTCTTCGATAACCTTCCTGAAGAGCTTCAAGTAGCTGCTAAGTATTATGCAGATGGTGGAACAGATTTCAAAACCTTGTTCCGTACATTGGCCCAGGTAGAAGAAGTACGCCAGTTGGATCCTCAACGTGAGAACGATCAGGAACAGATTGTACGTGCTTACCTTCACGCAACCCAGTTTGGTACCTCTGAAGAAATTGAAGAGGAGATTAACAGCTGGAAAGACCGTGATGAACTAGGAGCAAAAGCTCAAAAGTTCAAGCCAAAGTTGGATGCAATGCAACAACAAATTGTAGGCCGCCAGCTACAACAGCAAGAAAATCTGCGTAAGCAACAACAGCAGCAAGCAAAGATGTACATGGATAACGTGTACAAAGTACTTGAACCAGGCGAATTGAACGGCCTGAAGCTCGACAAAAAGACCCAAAGCATGTTATATGCCGGTCTAGTTCAACCAAACTACCCTTCGATCTCGGGTAGACCTACCAATCTCCTTGGACATCTTCTAGAGAAACATCAGTATGTAGAACCTAACCATGCGTTAATCGCAGAGGCTCTATGGCTGTTGTCTGATCCAGAAGGTTACCGTAATAAGGTAAGAGAGAATGGTAAAAAAGATGCGACTGAGAAAGCAGTACGAATGCTGAAATCAGAAGAGGCTAAGAAAGCCGGTTCTTCTGTAGTGTCAGATGATGACGATGAAACAGCAAAGCGTGCAGGACAGAAGCTTCAGAGACCGAGCCAAAACTTTTTCAAGCGATAACCATAAATAACAATCAAATCTAATCACACATGAGCACTCCAGTTTTAAACAATGGTCTCTTCTTACGTGACACGAACTACCAGGCTAGTTCTCACGTAGACAGCTACCACTTGGTGAACATGCTGAAAGATGCAGAGCCTATGGACCTTGGTCCGGTGGACATCTGGGCTATGACCCAGAAGGTAGAAATGCCTCTGTACCAGCTGTCATCTTTTGGTGGTAAAAACATCATCATGGTTGACAATGCCCGCGGTGAGTACAAATGGCAAACTCCGGTAAGCCAGGATCTTCCGTACATCATCGAAGACATTGAGCCGAACAACGCCCAAAAAGGTATTGACGGTACAACCTTCAAAATCAAAATCAACCGTCGTGAGTTTGGTCACGGTGATATTATCACCTACGACAAGTACAACGGTTGTGAAATGTACATCACTGCTGATGACATCCTTCCTTTGGGAGACGGTTTTGTCTACACAGTTCAGTTGGTGAACAATGACAACTACAAGTTCCTTGACAACAAGTACCTTGCAAACGGTACTAAGATTTTCCGCAAAGGTTCTGCCCGCGGAGAATACGGGGAGCGTTTCTCTGACATCACAACCCGTGCAGGGTTCCGTGAGTTCTACAACTTCGTAGGAGGTTCTGAAGCTCACGTTCACTACAGCGTTTCTAGCCGCGCAGACCTTATGGCTCGTGGTGGTATGAAGGCTGATGGTACAGTTCCGGTAACTGAGATCTGGCGTAACTTCGACAAGAGCCTAGATCCATCAATTGCGACCATTGAACAAATGGCTTCTAAGATGGGTAAAGACTACGTGAAGCGTGCCATGGCTAATGGTACCTTGACTCGTACATTCCTTACTACGATGGAAGCTGCCCACCTTACCAAGATTGCCACTGACATCGAAACCTACTTGATGTGGGGTCATGGTGGTCGCGTTAAGCAAGACGGTCCGGATGATATCCGTATGTCTGTGGGTCTTTGGAAACAGCTGGACAACTCGTTCAAGCGTGTGTACAACAAGAGCTCGTTCAACCTTGAGTTGTTCCGTGCTGAGCTGTACAACTTCTACGCTGGTCGTGTGGAGTTCCAGGGTCCAGATCCTAAGCGTCAGCTTATTGTTCAAACTGGTATGGGTGGTATGCGTCTTGTTAACGAGGCCATCAAGAAAGAAGCAGCTAACTCCGGTCTTGTTATCCAAGCTGCTCAAAACAACGGTATCGGAGCTATCTCAGGTCAAGGTATGGATCTTGGTTTCGGATTTGCTTACACCAGCTACGTAATTCCGTTCCTTGCGAACGTGAAGTTCGTGCTGAACCCAGCATTCGACAACCTTCATACTAACGACATCGAGAACCCGATCATCGATGGTAACCCGCTGTCTTCTTACAGCTTTGTTATCTTCGATATCACTGACACTGGAAACGACAACATCTTCATGTTGAAGCTTGCTTGGGATAACCAGTTGAAGTGGTGGTATCAAAACGGAACCATGGACTACATGGGACGTACTCAAGGATTCCAGTCTTCTGGACAATTCAACGGGTACCGTGTATACATGACCCAAACGATGCCGGCAATCTGGGTAAAAGACCCAACCAAGGTGTTGAAAATCGTGATGAGAAACCCAATTACGGGTGGATCATTCTAATACCCGCGCCGAGAGAGGGGTTTTTGAATCCCTCTCTCAATGGTGCACATGCCTAGATGGTTACTTGAAATAGAGTCGCGATAGGTTCGATCCTGATCTAGGCGCAATGTCACACAAACCAACAAAACCAACGTATGAGTAAGATTACTATGACAGAAGTTCCTACGGTCTCAGACCAAGGGAAGATCGCAATTAGACCGTTCTTTGACCCGAATGTGGAAAACCTAGGCCTTCAGAATTACCAGATGGTAGTTTACGAAGGAGTTTTTCATGAGGAACAACTCGCCTGTATCGAGATGAATGGTACTAAGCGCTACATCACCGGATTGAATCCTTTCGCTCCTGATGTGAAAGTCCTTCCTCAGGAAGAACGTGAAGCTCGTATCAACGAGATAAACAGAAAGGTTGCCCAACTTGAGGCTGAGCTTAATGCCAATATCCTTGATCCTAAGGATCCGGATTTCTGGAATAAGGTGAAGCTGCTTCGTCCAGATAACTATGATTTCTGGGAGAAGATTACAATCCGCTGCGGTAATCAACCGGTTCCTCTTGATCCGGAACATAACCCTTGGGATATGATCAAGGTGTGCGCTATCGAAGCTGGAGGATTTTCAATTGTAGCTAAAAGCTACGAGGATGCCCGAAGCAGAGCTGTTGCTCCTAAGTTTTACCTGGATAAGGATATCCATACTGTGGCTACCAAGACTGAAGTTAAGAAACTTCGCAACAAGGCCCTTTCAGAACTTGAGAAGATGTTCAAGAACAATCAGAACAAGCTTATGTATGTGGCTAAGGTGGTTGATGGAAACAGCGTTCAGTACAAGAAGTCTACTCCAAATGATGTGATCTATGACAACATGGATCGATTCATCACAGGAGAAGGTGTTGAGAAAAACTTGCGTAGAGCGGCCGAACAATTCTTGGCAGCTGCGGAACTTGACATCGAGACTTTAAAGCTGAAAGCTCTTATCCGAGATGCAAGCTTCTACAAGTTGATTGCTCCTAAATCTGATGGTATGATTTATCACATGAATACCATGAGTATGATGGGTCGCAATTCACACGAATGCTTGGAGTACCTGAAGAATCCTATGAATGATAAGGTTCTTGCAGAACTCTTAAGTGTAGTAGAGGCCTACTGGAAGAAATAACATAAAACACGATACCATGGCTGGAAATATGAAGAACAGCAATAAGTGTCCAGAGGTTGTACAAAACCCGACACGCTACAAAGGAGGAATGAACAAAGCTCCTGAAGTTGTACAAAATCCAACGCGCTACACCGGTGGCTTAAACAAAGCTGCTTGCGATGTGCCAAAGAAAAACAAGTAACCACTAAAACCAACATATCATGGGAACAAAAAAGAAGATGGCCATGGGCGGTGAAAAACCTGCCTCAAAATCCACAACAAAAACAGAAACTCGTGCGGACGAAAAACGCGCTGCAGCTTCTATGGGAAAACGTAAAACTGGAGGATCTGCTGCTCCAGTGTCTTACAAAAAAGGCGGATCTACCAAGAAAAAGTAATCTGAAGGATGGATAACAACACCATATTCCTAAAGGTTAAGCAACGTCTTAACAAACTTGCCAGCAACGATTATGATAATATCGAATGCTGGCAAGTTGTTGAGGCTTTTAACAAAGGCCAAGTAGAGTGGTGTCGTAGAAACCTTCATGGTACTAACATTAAGCAAGAGGGAGACGAACAATCTAAAAGAAGGATTGATGATCTTCAGAGACTACTGAAGCCTCTTCCTTTAGTGATGACAGATCGTCAACTCTTTTATGAATCTCCTGCTCTTCCCGGAGATTACATGGAGTGGAAAAGGATCTCAGCTCAAGCTGTAAATCCTTGCTGCGATAAGCCTCGCCGAATAATCATCTACCTCGCCGAAGAAGCAAACGTAGATGAGTTACTTCGAGATAAGAACAAGCAGCCTAGTTACGAATGGGGAGAGACTTTTTGTACACTCATTGATAACAAGATCCGCATCTATACTGATGGTAAATTTGCGGTAGCGAATACTGAGTTGTACTATTACCGTCAACCAGTGAGAATCCAGATGCTAAATTGCGTGGATCCTTATACTCAACAGACAAGTACTGTAGATATTCCATGTGAGTTTAAAGACGACATGGTAGAGGTATTCATCGATGAAGCCGTTAAGATTATCGCCGGAGATATCGAATCGTTGAACCAGATGCAAAGAGCATCTCAATCTGTAGAACAGAATAACTAATGGAAGCACTAAAGCGCCCTGTACGTAAATCTCGTAACCCGCTTTTAAGCGAGGCGAGTGAGAAACTTCTCAACTTTCGAATAGAGCAAGAGGAAGCTTCTGCTCGTTTATACTTGGCAATGTCTATGTGCCTGAATAATGAGGGTTATACCGGTGCTGCTAAGTTGTGGAAAAAATATTCTGACGAGGAAATGGCTCATGCTGACTGGGCCCGTAATTATCTTCTGGCTATGGGTGTAACACCGGCAACCCCTATGTTACAGAAGCCGAAGACAGAATTTCCAGGATGCTTGGCTGAAATTATCAAAGACAGCTTTGAGCATGAGATCATTGTTACCAAGCAGATAAAAGCTTTGGCAGCTGACGCTTTCAAGCAAGCAGATCACATGTTGTATGAATTAGCTCTTTCTTACCTGAAAGAACAGGTAGAGGAGCATGACAAAACCCAAACTTGGCTCGATAAGCTTATGACTTTCGGATCTGATCCGTTGGCTTTACGCTTACTTGATAACGAGATGGGAGAAGGATTGTAAAAAAATCTGCAGGGTCTTGCACAAGTGACAAGATTTTGCTATATTATAGTAGTTTGTTTGTAACCTTAAAACCTAATCACACATGGCGTATTTTAATCATGCCTTTACCAAGCGCTTCTTAGGAACGCAGGTAACCGGAGCTGGGGCCGGTCAAAACCCAAACGTCAACATGACTAATGGTTTTATCACAGTAGCAGGGATTCCATCTTCTGCACTTGGTAACACTGTTGGTGCGGCCAACACGATTTATGGACCAGGATCCTATGGATTCTTTGATCCTAAGACGTATCAGTCTGTTGATTTGACCTTCGCGTCAAACAATGCTTGTTGCCCTCTTGTTCTTGCTTCAGGTTCCCTGTTGGCAAATGACAAGATCGGACCTTTCCACGGTGGCTACAAAGAGTCCAACAAGTCGAAAATCATCAACCCTAAGTACATCAGTAAGGCGTACGTAGTGGAAGAGTGTGCTCCTCAGCAGTCTGTGACTTCTATCGGAAACACTCCGTACACTCAAACTCTTTCTCCAGCAGATCCTCTTTGCTGCAAAGAGTTCCTTTGTGACGAGACTTACTACCTTCGCATTGACGTGAAGGGATCTCCAGCTCTGCGTTACCTGAATCACCAGGCTTACCAGACTGTGATGGCGTACACCGGATGCTGTACAGGTCCTACACCTACACCGGTTGATTCAACTTTAGTAATGATCCAGTGGGCTCAAGCTATCGTTGAAAACCAGTACTTGACTCCATTCTTGTTCCCAATCGTTTATGACGAAGCTGGAACAGCATGGTTCCCACCAAACAGTACTGTTGACCCACAAGGTAACGCTATTACACCTGCACAATGGTGGAGTGCATATGTGTCTCCAGGACACACTGCAAATGCATGTGCTGGTCTTCGTCTTTTCGGAGCTTACGTAGAAACAAAGTTTGGAAACTGCTCTTTCCAACTGACTGACTTCTTCGAAAAAGAGCCAGTGTTGATCTACGCATCTCTTGTAGATTACAACGGAGATCCTTGCGTGTTCGAAGGTCTTTGCGTATACCAAGAGTGTCGCGGTCTTCAGGGAATGGGCTTCGGAGAGCAAGTTGTTCGCGACTTGATTCTTTCTGAGTCTTACCTGCAAAACTTCTTCGCGACTGATATTCGTATCCGTGAAATCACCCAAGGTGACCAGATCTTGAACTCTGTAAACCGTAACGCGCTTTACACTCGTTACTTCATCCTTCACAATGTTCCTCGTTTGAACAACCCAACAGGTGTGTTCGATAACGACCAGTACATGTTGGAGATTATCTCAACCGGCCGTAACGCTGCTCTTGAGACATTCCTTACAACATGGCTCGGAAACTGTGCGAACTGTGTGACATTGGATGTGTATGATTGCACACCATGTAACGTAGTTCCTATCTAAGGAGCATCTTACCTCAAAAATACGGGAGAGTGAGAGTTTATCTCTCCTCTCCCTTTTTTGTTTATTAACGTCTACAATAGATAATAATGGCACAACACTCCTTAAGTCTTGAAGCACCGGATACAATGAATAAGTGTATCCTCCGTATTGTAGACACAAGCGTTTACAACGGTCAGGTGCAAGTTGCGTGTCCTGTTCTTCAGGTCACTTTACCAGGCTTTAACCGACCCGTGACTTTTGATGAATCAATTATCCAACCGGGATTCATCGTAAATTTGACAGCATGTGATCTAGAGATTCAGACTGCTCAGTGTGGTACTGTCTTCAGTGATCTTCCGGATGGAATATACATCATCAAATACAGTGTATCACCAAATGATCTCGTTTACGTAGAGTATAATCATCTTCGCATGACTAAGGCTATGTGGAGATATTACAATATTCTTTGTGATTTGGATGTAGCTGCATGCGATCCTCCAGCTGAGAAAAAAGAAAAGCTTAAGCAGCTGAACATGATTCGTATGTATCTTGATGCTGCAAAGGCGCAGGTTGAGTTTTGTCACCAGCCTCAAAAAGGTATGGAGCTCTTTAACTATGCAGTAAAGCTCCTTGATAAGATGACTTGTAAATCATGCTAGTAACCAACAAACCAACATATGACTTGTCCTAATTGTAATGCTACATTATCTTGCGGGTGTCAATCTCGCAGAGCCTCAGATGGTAAAACCGTTTGCTCAAACTGTCTTGCTTCTTATGAGGCCAAGATTGGTAAAACTGCACCATCTACTACGCCGGTTCAAGCTCCAAAACAACAGGTAGCTCCCAGCAATGTTTCCGTGAAATATATTCCACCTCATAATCGCTTACCTTAATGGCTATAGCTAAGACATATACCGTTGGTGATAATGGCGGAGTCAGAAGACTCGATGACTTTACTGGTCCTTGGGTAGATGTTCCTGTCACAAACTCACTACCTCTTTCCGGAGCACTATTCGACGTGGAAACGGATCCTAATGACGGAGACAAAGTTTTCGTTGTTGGAGATGGTTTTTTCCAGGCCGGCCTATACGGTATTTATGTCTCTACCGATGGAGGTGCCTCATGGTACGTTCCCGGTGGAAACTATAGTTTAAACCAAAATGTAGGTGGCACTTATCGTTGGTGGGAAGTATTTGTACTCGACTCCAATAACATCTTCGTTGTAGGGGATAACGGATACCTTGCAGTAAGTACAGATGGAGGTTTAACCTTCAACTTATCTACTCAAGTTCCGCCTCTGCAGGAATGCGCGGGATGTCCACCACAACTACCTCCGCTTTTCAGCGTGCATTTTATTACGCCACTTATAGGAGTAGTAGGTGCCAGAGAACATGTGTTGATCACATATGATGCCGGGGTGACTTGGACTGTGCTCAATGGAGGAAACTTCATAGTGGGTCCTAGCGGAAATGCTCAAGGGATGGTAGGTATTCATATATCTGCTGATCAACAAACAATTGTTGCCTGCGGCCGAGGAAGAATGTTCCAGTCTACAGATGCTGGTAATACCTTCAATGAAGTATTTGATTGGGTACGCAACGGTAGACATCTTACCTGGATTAATGATAACGAGTTGTGGGGATTTGGTGCCAGCGACATGATAATTAAAAGTGTCGATGGAGGAGCCAATTGGACCGTTCTTTCACCCTTTTTAGTAGGGGGACCTAATCACTTTGGTGGTCACTTCTACCAGAATCAGAACGGTTTCTTCTCTACCAATGCTAACGTTCTTTCTACCAACAATGGTGCAGCTTCTGGAACATTTTCGGAAACTTCTCCTTATGGTATAAACGCTATATGGACTTGGTTCAGAGCTCCTATTTGCTATGTCTTAACAGACTGTTCTGGAGCGCTTGCTCCCCTTCTTTTGGATTGGGAACTTCTAGATCCTTTTGTAGGACAAGTTGTGCAGATTCCAGCTCTTTATGGTAATACATGTTGGACGGTAACTCTGGCCCCAGATTGCCAAGGAGCAACTGTTATTGACTCTGATGCGCAGATTATTGGTTTTGCGGATTGCCTATCTTGCAATCCTCCTCAATGCTACAGCGTCGTTGAGTGTACAGGAGTAATTCCGCCATTCAACAGTAATGATCCTAGTCTTGCCGGTTTTGCCGGTGAGGTAGTTGAAATCTGTATTACTACCCAAGGTGTCACAAATTGCTATTGTTTCACCATTACAGCCATAGGTCCTTGCTTGGATGGTGTTCTTTTACCATCCGGATGGGAGATCCAAAACTGTGTTGAAGATTGTAACGCATGTCTTCCTCCGCCTCCTCCGCCTTTTGAGCTACATCCTAGAAGGATAAAACCGGGTTACTATACTCCAGGCTGTCCTCCAGAATACACAGAAAAGATCAGCTGTAAATTTGCTGAACAGATGTATGACGAGATGGTGGCCAAGAGGTATGGAATAACCATTTGCTGCGATCATGATCCTGATACCTGGATAATCAAGAAGCAGATTCTTGACCTGAAAGCTATCTATGATCCAGACTTGTGTAAGTGTTTCTTACAACAATGTTGTCCTCCTACTTGTGTTGAAGCAACAATCCAAGTATTCAATCCTGTTACCTGTACAGCGCCTAATGCTGTATCAGCAAGTTTACTCCCGGTATGTACCTGCTATCAGATTACAGCGCCTGAAGGTAATCCTTGCCGAGTTCGATACGTGGATTGCAATGGTGTGAACTCTTCAGTTACTATTCCTTCTGGAGCTACTGTAGCAGTTTGCTCTCAGATTTATCCTTACTCTATCCAGTGCACTCCTATTATAGTGCAAGGTGCTGAGTGTGTAAATGGAGCATGTCCATAAGATATTTGGACATCTCCTGAAAATTGTGTATATTAAACAAGAACGCGACTACAATGAAGCCAATAAACGCCGACGACCCAACATGTAATCCGATCAGCTCCAACTGCGTGATCTGGCAAGGTCCTGATATTCCGTGTATCAAACTTTGTAAAGGTGACACTGTTAGCGTAGTTGTTTACAAGCTGGCCACAGAATTATGCAAGCTTCTCGAGCAGACTAATGTCTCAGCTTATGATTTATCTTGCCTTCAACTTGTTGGTTGTACACCGGCTACTTTTCAAGAGCTCATCCAACTTCTTATAAGCAGGATATGTGAGCTTGAGAATTGTGTGTTTGAACCTTGTGCACCAGGTTGCCAAGGAAGAGTATGTCGAGTTACTAGCGGAGGAGGATCCGGATCGGCCGGATGTCCTGACTGTGTAGTAAACGTATGTTCTCACTTCTACTACACCAACCAGGCTGGAGATACTGTTACTACAATGCAGTTAACAGACTATGTTCAAGCTATTGGTAATCGTGTATGTCAGCTTATTGATCAGATAGCTACTATTAATGCTATCTTACAGAATCATGAGCAGCGTATCACCACCTTAGAAAATACTCCTCCTCCAACATTCACTTTACCTCAAGTAACTCCTGTTTGTGTACTTCCTAGTGCACCTACAGATATGAACATTGTCTTGGCCGCTTTAGAGCAACAGTTTTGTGCTTTAATCGGAGCAACAGGAGGACCTAACGATATTTATGCTGCAATTCTTGCTCAATGTGCAGGATTAACTGGATCTCCTCAATTAGGTGGATCAGGTTCTATGGGTAGCCTACCAGGTTGGAACAATACTGTTCAGAACTTGGCTAATGCCATAAACAACATATGGCTTACTATTTGTGACTTGAGAGCTGCGGTTACTAATATTCAGACTAACTGCTGTCCATCCGGATGTAGCGGTATCAGTTTATCTATGACTGCCCAGCTTAACGGAGACACATTGACTGTATGGTTCAGCGGAACTATTCCTGTAGGATTCTCTCAATGTCCTCCTTCAGGTCTTACTAATTTTACAATCTCAGATCAGAGTGGTAATAGCATCATTGTTACCGGAGATATTGTAACAGCGCTTAACTCTTTGCCTGGTATCTCTTGGAATCTTTCAGCTTCTCCTCTGAATCTTTCAGATAATCTTACTGTAACAGCTACACCTTGCTTGACAGATGGTATTTCTACTTGCCAGTACACATACACAGAGGTTCTTGCTAATCAAACAGCATGTCCTGTTATGACGTACAATGCGACAGATACTCAGATCGCGTATAGCGGAGCCATCCTTGCTGCAGGTACAGGTGTTACATATACTGTAGAAGTATGGGATGCTTTAGGGTTAACTTTAATCCAGAGCCAATCTACACTTGTTACAGTACCACCAGTGTTCAACTTGCTTGGAACTTTCACCGGATTAAATCCGAGCACTTCTTACAAGGTAAGAGTGGTGATTACTCCTTCTGCAGGAACACCTACTTCATGCCCATTTGCTACGGTTACCACCTTAGCACCGGCATGTCCTCCTCCAACTAATGTTGTACCTTCAATCGTAATATCATAATGAGCGAGTGCAAAACATGCGGATGTAAGAGTAAACCTTGTGGTTGTGAAGATCATGCTTTGACCACAAATACTCCTTGTGCCCAGGATACTCCAGAGTGTCCTAATCCAGATCCTTGTCCAGAAACATTTTCGGACTGCTGTATCGTGCATGCAAACGATACCATCTTGGATCTCGATATAAAGCAAGGAGATCGTCTCTGTGATATTTTGCAGAAGTTCACACTACTTTTTACCAATCCTGGATGCATTTTACCGGGATCACCTTGCATGTCTGTTTTGGGTCTAATCTCAACACTGATTACCTCAACAACAGTGAAGCTTAAGTGGGCACCATCTTCTACCGCGATATCTTATATCGTAGAGTATAAGCCGGCAACTTCTATGTCTTGGACACTGAATCCACCTGTAGCTCCCTCTACTAATCCGGTAGATACTATCGGAGGATTAACCCCGAATACAGAGTATGATATCCGTGTTGCTTCAATCTGCAACGCAGGAACATGTTACTCTGTAACTATTCGAGTAAAGACTAAAAACGTATAAACCAATAAAGATGGCACCAGTACCTGCAGTTATCCAAGTCAATTTCACCAGTAACTATCCTATCGGATGTCACCGTGTATATTACCGCGTCCAAGGATCCGGTTTACCATATGCACAGGTTACGGTGAATTGCGCACCTTTTGTACCACCAGGATCTCAAGCTTGCGTGGCAAACATTCCTATTACGGTAGACAACGAAAGTTGTGATCCTGTTACATATGAAGGATATGTTCAACCATGCTGCGAAGCAGATGGTTCTCCTAATAATCAGGTACCATTTACTGTGACCTTCACGCCTAACCCTGTTTGTCAACCGGTTCAGCTGGTTTGTAACAATGTGGGTATCCAGTCAGTGAGTCTGATTGCTCCTAACTTTGGAGGATCCGGATATGATCCAATAAATCCCCCTGCAGTTAATCTTGTTGGTGGCGGCGGATCAGGAGCTATAATCAACGCTGTTGTGGGTAATACAGGAGCCGATGGATTCTCTGTTACCAACGGCGGAGGCGGTTATACCGACGGATCTTACACAGCTTTACCTACAAGTAACTTGACCGGTGTGGGAGTAGGTCTTCTAGTAAATCTTGTTATCGCAGGAGGAGTTATCATCAGTGCAACATTATCTGCACCTACCTCGGCCGGTTCCGGATATGTTATTGGTGATACTTTCACTGTAACAGATCCTTCTATTGGAGGCGGAGCAGGACTGATTCTGACAGTTGGTTCAGTAAATACCGGAAAAGTTATCTACTTCACAGTAGTTAACCCAGGTTTTGGATACTCCGGAACACCTACTGTAAATGTGGATCCTTCTCCTGGAGTAGGATTCCCTCCAGTGAACGCTAACGCTCAAGCTCTGCTTGCAGTATGCCCAGAGTTTAACGGAGGAAATAACTGCGATGGCACACCTAAAGGAATCATTCCTCCACAGTTTGCTGGAACAACTTTTGAACTTTGTTACATAGGAGGAGTTGCTGGTATCCCGGCCATTCCTGATGAATATAGCGTTGGCCCAGGTGTAGAATGCTGCTATGATTGCAGAACACATACTATCGGGTTCAAAAATTCTCAAGGTACCTTGACTTATACAGATTGCAACACTATGCAAACTACCACTGTAAACTTCAACAGTATCAGTGATCCGCACGTAATCTGTGCGGTTGTAGGATCCATCGCAATAAGAAATGCTGATATGCCAAGCATAACTGTAACAGTTGGTGCTGACTGCTAAAGATTGTCATAGTTTAGTTGGTTTACTGTGACTGACAAGCAAGGGCCTCGGGGAAACTCGGGGCTCTTGTGCATTATCTTGGTCACTAAACCTAGAATGTTTATTTTTACACCTGAGAAATTTTTCGTATATTATATCAGGCCTGCGTATGATCACCACAATTAAAGCTCCAGATAGGAAAGCTCCACGCTTTAGAGAGACCACTATAGGTCTCTTAAACAAGGATGTACTCTCTTCTTTCAGAGAAAAGCATCCGGAATACTCTGCTGTATCTGATGATCAGCTCAAGAAGATAATCGAAACATTCAACGGATTCCTGTGGCAGGCCGCTATTGATAACCGGGATGGCATCGAATTACCTGAAGGGCTTGGTAATGTTTTCGTAGGATCTTGTAAGACTCCTCGAAGAGAAAACATAGACCATAACAGATCTACAAAGCATGGAGTTAGAGTGATCAATCGCAACCTAGCTACAGATGGTTATCTGGCCAAGGTATTTTACACCAACCACGAAGCTAAGTATAAGTTCCGTTTCCGGAAACTTTGGCGCTTCAAAGGCGTAAGACAATTCACGAAACAAGTCTCTGTTACATACAAAGACGAATGGCCAAGGTACATTGTAGTGGAAGATTTTCAACGCATATCTAATCTTGTCCGTAAGCACAAGAGAAATGCGATGCATGAGAAACTCATCGCTCAAGATGTAGTACCTCAAACGTATAACGAATTTGACATGGATTAAGATGACAACAATAGGTGATAGCATATCTCGAGTGAGAAACGTTCTCAAGGCTGTAAAGGAAGATCCTTTTATGACCGATCGCTTTATTGCGAGTATCATTCTCAAGTACGCGAAGCTTTTGATTAAGCGTCAGGATGATCAGAACAGGATCATGCGTTATCAGAGTCTCTTCGAAGTTTTACCTTGTGTAGAACTTGTAGAAGTCGATAAGGTAGAGGCATGCTGTTCAGGTATAAAATCCAAGTGCATTATTCGCAGAACAAAGGATAAGTTACCTCCGGTATTGGAAGGAGCATACGGTCCTTTATTTCGTACGATAAGCTCTATCGATGGAGAAGAAGAATTGTTCCGTACATATCCTTCTACTTATGTAGCGATGACTCGTACGACTAATTTCAAGTACAACAAGAACAGATACTACTGGTATCTTGATGGTCACTTGTACTTTCCGAATATCGAATGGGATGCTGTACGTGTTGAAGGATTGTGGGATGGTGATGTGAATTACCTGAAGTGTGATGCGGATGAGTGCACTCCTATACAAGATCAAGCGATGCGTATTCCTGAATACTTATTCGCCGAAATAGAACAAATGGCTCTTAAGGAGATCTTGACATCTGGTCAAGTACCTTCTGATGGAGCAGATAACCAGCAAAACGTGCTTAGATAATGAGCTACAACTATACACTAAAATATCGAACATTCGAGCAGTTGCTTGAAGAGATTCACGTGGACTTCCAGAACTACAACCTGGAGTCTTTTATCGAGCCTCATCAGCTGATAAAAGTAGCTAAGCGTGTTAACTACGACCTTGGCTTGAGAATATTTCAGACCAAGGAAGCTATCCTTGAAGTAGAGAAAGGGAGAGTAAAACTCCCGGATGACTTCTATGTGCTCAACTTTGCTTTGATTTGTGATGAGTATACTGTTCAGCAAGCAATGCCTCAGGGTACTTGGATTGAAGAAAGACCTCTGGTACCTCAATATCAATCTCAGCCTGGTACCATAAATACTTGCGAGGCTCCTACAGTAAATTGTCAGAAGTGTACACCTAATCCATGCCAGTGTCAACAATCTTGTTGCCCGCCGGCAAATACGGATCCTTGTGCAGGATTAGAGTTCAATCCTAACGCTCCTTATGGAGATTACTGCAACAAACCAAGAGTGTTCTTGAACTGTAAGAACGAGTGTTACGAGTTAGTGCAGATTGTAAAAAGCGAGACTCGTACTTACAAGCGTCTTTTCCAGGTGAGGATAATCAATAACCCTCAGACGATCGATTGTGATTGTCCAAACTTATATTGGAACAGCGAGTTTGTTGCATGGATCAAAGGCAACTACATCTACACAAACTTTGACTGTGGTAAGCTTTACATCAATTATCAAGGAATGATGGAAGATGAAGATGGTAATCTTCTTGTTCCGGACCATGATATGATCAATGAGTATTACGAGTATGCTTTCAAGCAAAGAATTCTCGAGAACTTGATCATGAATGACGAACCTCAAGCTGCAGCTAAACTTCAGCTTATTGAACAAAGATATCGTGCAGCGCGTAATTATGCGTTGTCCATTGTGAATACTCCAAACTGGTCTGAGTTTAAGCAGGTGTGGGAAACTAATCGCAGAGCTCAGTATGCAAAATACTATAACATGTTCAAGAGTTACCCTTGGAGTCAGTGGAATCCGGGTAATCTTGCAGCTGTTGTACCAAATCAGTTCTACAGATAATGGCAGGTAATCTTCAAAATACATCCAGTCAGGATCCGCGTCGCTTTGATAAAGAGCTGAACGAGGACGTTAACGACTTTCACTTACCACCTGATTCGTGGACGCAGGCCCGCAACGCGATCAACAACTCTGTTACAGGTGACTTAGGTAAACTCGGTAACGAACCTTCGAATCTGTTCTGTACTCAAGCACCGTATCCTGTAATTGGAGCTATCCACCTTCAAGGTGACGAATGGGTCATTTTCTCTACTGACGATGTAAACTCCGAGATAGGTAAATTTAAGGAGGGTCTTTGTCAGTATACTACTATTGTGAACGATCCTTGCTTAGCTTTTGATAGAGCTTTTCTTATCAAGGGTGTTTCTCGTTCAACAAGTGACTGTACATTCAAGATATACTGGGATGATGGAAAGAATCCTTCCCGAGTAATGGACATTAATGCTGTGCCATGGATTCAGATTTGTACTGATGAAAACGGTGTGGTTATTCCTGGTCCTCCCGGTTATGATCCTGTAGGATGTATCACTTGCGTGGATACTACACAGCTGAATTGTGATGAAATAAGACTTGCTCGTCTCGTTACACAACCTTGTTTTCATATCGAGAAAGGCGTAAGCGGGGGAACATTACCAAACGGTTCCTACTTCGCAGTAATAGCTTACACTATAGCTGGTCAGAAGATCACAGATTACTCTACACCGTCTAACCTTCAGGCTTTATTCGATCATGAAAACATTGCAGGATCCATTGACATCATCATCGATAACATGGATCCAGACTATGACGAGTTCGAGCTGGTATTGGTATCCATCATCAATCAGCAAACCGTTGCAAGAAAGGTGGGTATATACAGTACCCAGCAAAGAAGAATCACCTTGGACATCATCGATTCCAGATGGCCTTCAGTACCTATTGAGAACATCCCAATAATGACGCCTGTCTTCGAGCGTACTGATGCTATGTATTCTGTGAATGATTACTTGATTCGTGTTGGTCCTCGTACGAAGTTCGACTTCAATTATCAGCCTATAGCCAATCAGATTGTTGCTAAATGGGTTGCTGTTGAATATCAACAAGGATATTACCAACGTGGGGGTACCAATACCGGTTACATGCGGGATGAGGTATACTCATTCTTTATTCGTTGGGTCTATGATACCGGTGACAAATCTGCTTCTTACCACATTCCGGGACGCCCGGCTTTTGCTGGTGAACAAGCTTTTGTTGTAACAGATGCTTTACCTGAAGAAATCGCAGGAGGCTTTAACTACAGATGGGTTGTTGAAAATACAGCTACCTTAACTTCTGTAGCTACTACAGCTCTTCCTGATGGAGGAGTTCAGATTGCTGAAGGTTATATGGGATACTGGGAATCTACAGAAGAGTATCCGGATAATTCTGCAGCTATTTGGAATGCGAATGATCCTTCTCATCCGTGGACCGCTCCAGTACTTCCTCCTTATCCAGGAACAAATCCTACAGCTAATGGGGATTACGATCTTTGTGGTGAGAAGATTCGCCATCACAGATTTCCTGATAACTACTTAGGTGGTACTAACCCTATCACTAATCACTTCACAGGTTCTTCTCCAAACTTTGGAGGTAATCCTGCCATAAGAGTAATGGGTGTAAAATTTGAGAACATCCAGGCTCCTTTAGATAATCAAGGTAATCCTATTCCGGGAATCGTGGGATATGAAATCCTTCGAGGAACGCGCCAAGGAAATCGTACAGTTATTGCCAAAGGTGTAGTGAGCAACATGGGTAAATACACCATCGAAAGCGGATCTCCTCGCCAAGGATTGTATGCTAACTACCCTTACAACGACCTTAATGTCGATCCTTTCTTATCAGCTACTCAGACGCAATCAGTAACCTACTTCTTAGGTATACCGGTTAGCTCTGAGAATTATACTCCTATAGGAAACTTTGCTCAGGATCTGTATACCTTCCATTCACCAGACACAAACTTCTCTAAGCCTTTCTTATCTGGTAAAGAGTTTAAGGTTTATGAAGAGTTTCGTGGGACTGCTATAGGTAAGTTCGAGTATTCTGAGAAACATCCTAAAGCCAAGGTAATATCCAATGTTGCTTTCTTGGTCTCAGCTATTTCCGGTATAGGTATCGCTTCTGTAGCTATGAATGGTGAGCGCAGAATCCATAGATCTTTACCGGTAAATAGCCCTTTCCTTGATACAGGAATCTTTGCAGGCCCTGCTGGAGCAGGAAGCCAAGGTTGGACATTTGCTTCAGGTCCCATTTGGGCCGCAGGTTTAGCTGCAGTAAACGTAATGAATCCAGTTATTACTGGTGTAGATAACTCTTTCTATGATATCGGTGGTGCCCAGATTCTACAAAATATTTTAGGTGTAGGTACCGGAGCGTATTATTCAGCGATCGGTACTGCCGCAGCTACAGCAGGAGCTTTCCCGGGTAACTTTGGATTTGCTAAAACATACGAGACAGTACAAGGAGCTTATGATGAAATTCCTTTAGTACTGCGTGTTGCCCAAGGTATCCCGACTTTCGTTTCATATTGGTCTCAAGGCTTTGATGCTACCATGGAGCTTATTCGCTCTATGATACGCTTCAGAGATTTTGCTCTGAAGTATAACTCCTCATGTCTTTATGCTAGTTCTGCTCCGGCTCCAGCACCTGGTGATCGAAGAAGATCTATCGTTGAACAGAGTTATGTGAGTCCTCAGATTACTGACTTTGGTACTAACTACAGGATTAACAACTTGTATCGTTCAAATACAGTAGTTTTACAGACAAACGCTAATATCGCTTATCCATCTGGTACTGATAATACTCGTCAGCTGGCTACATCTCCTGTAGCAAACTTGGAAGAAATTGGTCAGTGGAACCCGTTAACACCAAAGCTACTTAATCCTACTAAGAGAGGCTTTGCCACAAGTTCTGCATGTTACTATGTAGGCTATAAGCAAAGACTGCGTAATCAATATGGCCAGGTAGATGGTATCATTCAGGTACCTATTTCTACTTGTGTAAACGAAACCGCTCAAACTTCTTCGCCTGTTCTTTTTGGTGGCGATATTTACATCGGCCGCTACACTGAGAAGAATACATTCTTCTACTTCTATGACTGGTTATATGATCAACCAGACGGATACGAGTTTGACTACTTGTCTCATCGCATGCTTCCGTTTCCACGTTACTGGTTAAACAGTCAGAAGTTTGAATCTACAGATGCGTTAACCGGTTTGACAAATCCGATTAACTTACTGTGGCCACCAAACTGGGTGAACTTCTTGCCAAATCAGATGTTTGCTCTTGATGGCTACGATAACTCTGGCTTATCTGGTATTTTTGCATCCTTCACCTTCGCGGTAAAGTATGCGTACTTCTACCTGTTCAACTCTGGAGTTAAGGACTTCTTTGTGGAAACAGAGATTAACGTTGATCTTCGTGACTGGGGAGAACTTGATTCGCAAAAGCACTTCCCTATCCTAGATGAGAAGACCCTTTTTGATACCGCTATAATCAAGTCTGGAAACTACTACAAGTATGATCCAAGCTTGGGTATTTCACGCACATACCTGAACTATGTAGGCTGGGGTAATACTCAGACTAGAGATTATGATCCTCTATTATCTGAGACATGTTATCAGTACAGTCCTAATCGAGTTATCTATTCTCTTCCTGCACAATTTGAAGGTAAGAGAGATAACTGGTACTTCTTCCTGGCCAACAACTACTATGACTTCCTATCTCGAGTAACATGCATTAAGCCGATTAATAAGAACGGTGCCATGATATTCTTTGAGACAGAAAGTCCTGTGCAGTTCTTAGGGGTAGATCAGCTTCAGACAGATGCTGGAACAAAACTTACAATTGGTGACGGAGGTCTCTTCTCTCAACCTCTTCAGAATATTCTGAATGCAGATCGTCCGTATGAGTATGGATCTTGCCAAGATCGTTTAAGCGTAATCAACACGCCGGTTGGTGTGTACTGGATTAGCCAAAACCAAGGTAAGATCTTCAACATGCAAGGAGGTCTTAAAGAGATCTCTATGCAAGATCTCAAATGGTGGTTTGCTCAGTATTTACCTTATAAGCTTCTTGAGCAGTTCCCTACTTTCGAGTTGAAGGAAAATCCCGTTATTGGTATCGGTTGTCAATCGATCTACGATAACGAGAATAACATAGTGTACTTCTGCAAGAGAGACTTTATAGTCAGAACAGATCTTCCTCCGGGTACTACAGTAACTTATACTGGTAGAGACAACTTCCTTGTAAACGGGATGTTGCCAATAAAGCTTGGAGATCCTAACTATTTTGAGGATGCATCCTGGACCGCAAGCTTTGATCCTAAAACAGGCGCATGGTTAAGCTGGCATGACTGGCATCCTAATCTTTGTTTACCAGGTAAGAATACATTCATGACGATCATGAATGATCATTCCAATCCTGCGCGTGCAAACGGTATATGGATCCATAACTTACGTTGTGATAGCTACTGTAACTACTATGATGTGGATTATCCGTTTGAGGTGGAATACATGGTGCACACCGTACAGACTGTAAACAGTCTTCGTTCCATTGAGTATATCATGGAGGTGTATCGCTATGCTCAAAATTGTCACGATCGTTTCCACGTTCTGGATTTCAACTTCGATGAGGCTGTTATCTATAACACAGAACAGTGTTCAGGATTACTGAGACTTAATCTGACACCTAAGAACAATGCTCCTATGATTGTCCAATATCCTCAGGTAAACCCTACGTTTATCGAGATACTGTACAGCAAAGAAGAACAGAAGTATCGCTTTAACCAGTTCTGGGATATCACAGATTCTCGCGGCGAGTTTCCGATCGGTTCTCCTTATCCACCTCCAACACCAAACGTTGGTACGTTTGCTGAAAGGATGATATGGAATACTGCAGCTAACGGTTATGTGCGCAACCTCAATCCGAATAATCTTAACTATTCTAAGGACCCTCTGCAACGTAAGAAGTTCAGGCATTACGTAAATTTTGTACTTTTGCGTAGAAGGGTTTCTGGCGATAGAAAGATGCTGGTGATGATTGCGAATAACAAGAACCTTCTTTCCCCTAGATAATGATGAATATTGCCCACATATCAGCTCTTATTCCTACCCAGAATTTAGCGGGTAAGGATCGCAAGACTATTGATAGTCTTAAACAAGCTATCATGAGAGGTGATTACATCGAACCTATCCAAGTAGAAAACAGCAAGAATGGTCCAGCCATTAAAGACGGGCATCACCGTTATCTTGCATACAAAGAGATGGGTATAACTGATATTCCGGTAGAGGAGTATAAACGAGGCGGTGCACTTAAACGTCAACCTAAGGGAAAAACATCAAAGAACATACAGTCGAGTATCAACGAGATTCTCTTCAAGAGAAACGAGATGATCTTCGGCCCGTCTGGTAAGAAATATTTTAAGCCTTTCCTCGAAGGAGGAGAAAACGACAAGCCTATGAAAAAGAACATAAGTACTAAGGAGTTAGGGTTCCCTCAGCAACCTACAGCTCAACAATTTTATGAGAGAGGTTATGTGCCAAACTCTCCAGTAGGATTTTATATGCATGGTGGTATGAACACCAACATGATTGCTTTTCCTCAACAGCCAGATGCTGCACACTTCTTCAGCGGATTCCCATGGGATCCTAAGTTCAAACAAGGAGGAATGCCTTGCTTTGAATGTGGTGGTGCACATATGGATCAAGGTGGATCTATTTTCGGCTACGGAAATTTCCCTGCTACACAATATGGTGGCAATGTGGGAATGAACGAAGCTGATGATGACATGCTTGAAATGTACAAGAAAGGTGGAAACTGGATCCAGGCTGCTAACAAGAAGATGAAAGCTAAAGGTACTAAAGGAGCTTTCACTGAATATTGTGGTGGTAAAGTAACTGAAGCGTGTATTCAGAGAGGGCTGAATTCACCGGATCCTACAATTCGCAAAAGAGCTGCTTTCGCTAAAGCTATGCACAAGATTCGCAAAGCTGATGGTGGAGAGTCTCCTCAAGGGTACAATATGGACAACGTTCTTGATAGCAACAATAATGCTTTCAAGGCTTTCTTGGCTGATAATACCATGAGTGCTTTACAGAACGAAGTAGAGCAAGAGATATTCGATATGGGTGGTAACAACTTCAACTACGCTAATCAAGACAAGTTGAACTATGCTAACCAGATGATGGATCAAATGAACGAGCGTGGTCAGATGATCAACCAGAACTTCTGGGGACAAACTGCTAACATGCTTGGCAACATGAGAGCATTTGATGAAGGAGGTTCTAATGCTGCTCCTGCAAACACTCCTTCTTATTTGACCAAGGAAGATCTTGAGAAGTACTTCCAAGAAAAGTTTGGTCAACAACAGCAACAGTATGGATATCCTCAAGGTTATGGATATGGTCAACCGGTTTCTTATTACCGCGGTCAAGGAATGCAAGGATACTTTCCTATGAATCCTATGGGTCCTTACTACAAGACTAAATTCAAAGGCTGGAGTAATGTACCAACTACCTATGGTGTGCCTCAACAATACGCAGGAATGATGTCAGGTGCTCCTGCAACTTCTGGTCAGATGACAGAAGATCAAATGAAAGAGTATCAAAAGTACTGGGCTGATCGCGGAGTAAATGCTGAGATAAGCCAGGATGTTAAACGCGGCTTACTCGGCAAATGGCTTGGTCCAAGACGTGTTCAAACAAGCGTTAAGTTTTCTATGATGCCTGGTCAAAATCCTGGTGTTACAAGTCCCTCTCAACAACAGCAGCAAAATATTCAACCGGTTTCTCAGAATCCGGCTCAGAATACTCAGAGCAACTTCAGCAATTACCCTACAACAACCGATCAGCAAGGTGGATACGATTTCCTACAGATAGGATCTACTCCTGTGAATAAGGAACAATTCATGCAAGGTAAGATCAACCAAGATCTTCAGATGATGAATCCTAATGTTCCTGCTGTGGTTCCAGCTCCTCAGTCTGGAATTCCTTATGCGGAGCCTAATATGATGACTGCTCCAGAAGGTTGGAACAAGTATGGAGGATTGAACATGTTTGCAAATGGTGGTACAGAACCCGGTTTAAATACAGCTGGTCCTCTTGAATGGGGATTCAATACTGTAGAAAAGCGTAAGATGGGCTTTGCTCCGGGTACTGCAGATTGGATGGTAGGAGCTGAATATGCCGGCGCTAATCTTCTTGGTAATGTTCTTGGTGCTAATCGCAGTGAGAAAAAAGCTATGGAAGAGTGGATGCGTTCAAAACAAGGCGCAGATGCTAATTACTATGCAATGCAGATGGACAAAGGTGATCATACAAAAGATGTGTATGGTACAGACACCTTAATGCCGGATCAGATCGGAGTAAAAGTAGAACCATGGGCAATGGGTCAGTTCCAAGGAAACCGTGGTGATGCATATTACCAGGGTAAATATGGGGGAGCTTTCATGGCTCAAGGTGGAGCTACTGAAACTTATATGACAGACGAAGAAATCAAACAATTCATGGCCATGGGAGGTCGTGTAGAATTCCTTGACTAACATGAAGAGACGCGTAAAAATAGTAGCCATGCCTAAAGCTCAGTCTGGGCTGGAGACAAAATTGACAGCAGGATTAGGGTTTAATGCTAATCAGCTGAACTGGCCAATCCAGGCTGGAGAATTTTCTGCGCCGAATGTTTCGGTGAAAAAAGTTCTTGAGCCTACAGATTGGGACAATGCCAACTTGGAAGCAGAAAAAGGTGAGACCGTGGTAACGGATCTTAATCATGATGGTATTCCGCAGCATTTTAAAATTGGCGGGAAGCGTCACTCTGAAGGAGGCACCCCCCTTAATCTTCCTCCTGATTCTTTCATCTTCTCTCGTGATAAAAGCATGAAGATAAAGAATGAGGACATCTTGAAGATGTTTGGTAAAAAGGAGAAACGCGGAGGATTCACTCCTGCCGATATTGCTAAACAGTACGACATAAACGAGTACAGAAAAGTACTTGCAGATCCGGATTCTGACGATTTACAGCGTGAGACTGCTGAGATGATGATTGCTAATTACAATCTCAAGCTCGGTAAGCTTGCTCTCGCTCAAGAATCTCTGAAGGGCTTTCCTCAAGGAATTCCGCAGATTGCGATGCCCTACCTCGAAAACATGGGTATGAACCCAGAAGACTTTGTGCAAACACAAGGTGAAAAGGATGAATCTGGTGAAGGAGATATGGCTCGTTATGGTAAGGAAGTTTTACCAAAGGCTCAACTGGGACGCCATCGCGTACGTATTATTCCGCCAGCTGGTGGATTTATGTATCCGATGAATCCAGGTTATGGTTACGGATACCCTGTAGAACAACAGCCTCAAGTTAATGTTACGCAAAGTACTACAGTTACCAAGAAACAAGAAATACCGAAAGACGCTCTAGTTATAAAGCGTAGCGATTATAAAACCGAAGAAGAGTACATTGCTGCTCGTGATAAGGCTTACAAAGAATCCCAAGGTAAACCAGTGTATACTCAGGGTTCAGATGGTAAGTATTACAGTGTAGGCACCAAACAATCTCAGATCGATGAGCAAAAGCATGTTCAGTTGATTCAAGACAGATTCTCGGATCCTGCTGTTCAACAAGCTCTTTATGACCGGACAATGGCTGCTGTAAAGGATAAGAAGAATCGCGGACGTGACATGGGCTTCTCCGAAAAAGAACTCGAGGAACTAGGACCACAGGGTCTGGCTAATCAGTTCATCGAGATGCAGACTCGTAACGTAAAGACTGGATACCTTATGGCAAATGAAGGCATCAGTTATGACTGCTTTGATAATACTACCGGTAAGAGACTAGACAAATGTAAGGACAAGGTTCCTTACACAAGTTTGGATGATATGTTTGCTAAAATTGGTGTGGGTGGACCAAAAGATAAAAAATCAGTAGGTTTTCAGCAAGCTGCCTATATTGGTTACCGAGATCTTCTTAAAGATCGCGATGCCGGTAAAATCGAGGATGAAAATCTGAAGGCTACACTTAAGCCTTTCAACATAAATTTCCAGGGAGTAAAAGATGAGGAGGGTGTTGACGTAGGTAAACAGATCTCTAAGATCGATACCTATTACACCAACACTACAACTGGTCAGATGGCCGGTATTGATCTCAATGAGATCGGGGAAAATCTTGTCCCGGAAACAGAAGAAGAGCAGAAGAAGCAGCAGGCTATAAAACACATGGGGCCTGAATATGTAGAAGAGAAAAATGCTCCTTGGTGGCTTCAAGATATTATTCGTACAGCAGGAGCCTTTGGCGATGCTATGCGTGTTAAAAAGTACATGCCTTGGCAAGCTACTCCAGCTGTTTATTTACCAGATGCAGTGCTTGCTGATCCTAATCGAGAGCTTGCAGCTAATGCTGAACAAGCAAATATCATGGCGCAAAACCTGGCAGCTTTCTCCGGACCAAAAGCTCTTTCTTCAAGAAGCTCTCAGATCCAAGGTCAGGCTGCTAAGAATGCTGCAGATATCCTTAGTCGTTATGCAAACATGAATGTTGGCACAGTTAACAATGTTGAAATGGCCAAGGCTAATATCATGAATCAAGCAGCTCAAAACCGTGCAGGTTTAGCTACCCAGCTTTATGATAAGAATGTGATCGCCAATCAACAGTTTGATAATGCGAAGAACCTTGCTCGCCAGAATCTTCGTCAAGCTTACATTGATGCTATCACAAACAAGGAGATGACCTATAACCTGAACCAGCTCTTCCCTCAGTATGCAGTGCATCCGGAATGGGGAGGCGGAATTGAGTTTACTAAAGGTCGTCCTGTTACTCCTACTGATCCTAGCAGTCAAGAAGCTGCTCTGAACAAGTACAAAACATATCGTCATCAGCTACCTGGTGTTGACGATAATACTATCTGGAATCTGGTGAAGTCTGATATGGGACAGGGAACTGCCGGTGAAGGTAATGCTGATATGAATTACCTGAAGATGCTGATGGCTTCTCAAGGACAGATGTAAAAAGTGTAAACCTCACAGGTTTACTAAACCTATAAGATTTTTGTGTAATTTTAGCGCGTAATATGGCAACATACATTCAAGGAGTCACTGACTATTTACCCGTAATCCAGCCCTTCCAGCCGGACTACAATTTCCTGTCTAATGTTCTCCAGACTAAGCAAAGTCGATATGACGCAGCTCACAAGCAATTGAGCAGTGTATATGGTACACTACTGAACTCACCGATGCTTCGTGATCAAAACATCAAGCGTCGTGAAGAATTCTTTAAAGCGATCGACCAGGACATTCAAAGGATGTCAGGAATGGACTTATCCCTGCAGCAAAATCAAGATGCTGCCTTGAATGTGTTCAAAGGATTCTATGAGGACAAAGACATGGTGAAAGATATGCTTTGGACTAAGAACTATATGAGCGAACACTCTCGTGCAGAATCTTTCAAAGATTGTGTGGACCCGGAAAAGTGTGGAGGATCTTGGTGGGAAGGTGGAGTAAAAGCTCTTGATTATCGCGCACAAGAGTTTAAGATGGCTTCAGATAAAGAGGCCTTAAGTTTTGCTAATGCATCCTTTGTTCCAGCGCAAGATCTCATGGGAAAAGCCATGAAAGCAGCTAAGGAATCGGGATTCTCTATAAAGTATGATGAAGTAAAAGGCGACTGGATTGTTACCACTAAGAATGGTTCTAAGATGGTTCAGCCTCTTGCAGAGTACTTCGTATCCAAATTTGGTAGTGATCCAAAGATGATGGATTACTATAAGACCAGCGCATATGTACAACGTAAGGATTGGGTGAATCAAAATCTAGCCAACTATGGTGATGAGAATGAAGCAAACCTTGCTTACGTGGCACAGATGTATTCTTCTACTCGTCCTGTAGTGGAAAGAGGTAAAGAAGAAGCTGATCAAGTAGCTGATGCAGCACGTAACGAAAGCGAGAAGATCGATCGTTACATTAAGCAAAACGGCTACATTCCTACCATGAATTTTGCTAACCAGTGGAAGGATGTAAAGGATGAGCATGCGGTTGCAGTTCAGACCAAACAGGTATATGATGATGCCTATAACAAACTAGAAGCTCTTGGTTATAACAGAGACAACATTCGTTTCGTTGTTGACCAGATCGATGGTCTTGTAGGATTGAATATGCTTAAGGGAGCTTCTCTTAATGCTGCAAGCGCTTATGCTTCTCTTACGTCTGAGATGGAGATTAAGGCTAATCCTTATGCTTTGCAAGCAAAAGATCAAGCCTTCCAGCGTTCAATGAAACAAATGGACCAAGCATTCCAGCTTCAGATGAAGCAGATGGAATGGGAACGTGAAGATCGTGTTCGAGAAGAAGCGATGAAAAAGCTTGTTGGTGCCGGTGGAAATCTTATACCAAGTGTAGACAAGAGCGGGTGGTCCGCTACAGATGTTCAAGAAAAACTTCGCTCTCATAATGTAAACGTAGAGCAAAAGAATAAGCTTGCTGCAGAGATTGATGGTGCTAAGAAAGAAAAGGTTATCACTATTCTTACAGCAGCTCAAGAGGCTTATGCTAACGGATCTGCTAGCTATGGTGATTTAAGCTACATGCTTTTAAAAGCTTTCCGGGGAAGTAAGAGTGGAATTGATCCTGCAAAGTTCATCAAGAATGATCCTGCAGAGATGGCTAAGTTTAATAAGGCCTTAGAGGATGGTTCTATCATGGTGAATATGTATGAGGCGCTTAATCCTTATGCAGATCCTAACTCTGCTTTAGGTGCTATCAACAAAGACTGGACTTCCGGTATTCAACCTAAGATCAACCAGATTGACCAGAAGCTTAATGAGACTCGTCAGTTTTATGGAACGTTCGATAAGTGGCACAAGAAAGAAGTAGGCGACGTTGTTACCAATGCTACTGTTGCCGAGCTTCGTAATAAAGGTAATGCTCTTGAGGCCGATGCTTTCCAGTTCATGTTTGATGGACTAAGTAAAGATGGATTCTATCCTAAGACTTCTTCAATAACAGATAATAGTCTTAGAGAAAGAGCTAGTCAATGGGCCCAGCAAAATCAAGACAAGTTTGAGTCAGAAATATCGATGACTGGACCTACAGGTACCGTCAGTTACAAAGTTCCTCGTCTGAACGTAAAAGGTCAGCCGATGAGCAATGATCAGTATGAAAAAAGCAGCTACGATTTCTTTAACGCGCAGACAAAAGGTCTCCAAGATGTAGGTGTTATACAGAAAACAGCTTACCAAAAAGCATACGAGTTTGCTTTGACATCTATCACGAACAACGAAGATTCCTGGAGAACTAATTACAACATACATGGTAAAGCTTGGGATAATCCTAAGAGCCGAGAAGGTGGAAATGCTAAAGCTACAATGGCTGGAAGAGGTATTGTAGATGCTGCAGCACAGTCAACTATTACAGGAAATGTCATGATAGAGATGCTCGGAAACTACGAGAATCTTAAAGATGACGCTATTGTTGTTTATGGTAGCAATCTTGGCGCAAGTAAAG